CTAAAACAGGAGCAAAACTTGTAAAAGGATTTAATGAGTTTTACATTTATCAAGATACGATTTTATCTGGTGGTCCTGGTCCTGGCGGTGTTAATACAATGCGTAGTACACAAGGACTTAAGATCGCTAAAGATTCAGTAATTTATGTTCCATCAGGTCTTATCGATAGCACATCGAAGAAGATGGTATCATATCTTTATAAAGCACTAAAGCCTGTTAATCAACTCCGCATGATGGAAGATTCTCTTGTCATCTATCGTATGGCACGTGCACCAGAACGTCGTATTTTCTATATTGACGTTGGTAATTTACCTAAAGGTAAAGCTGAAGCATATCTTCGTGATATCATGGCTAAGTATAAGAATAAGATTGTTTATGATGCATCTACAGGTGAAATTCGCGATGATCGTAAACACATGGCCATGTTAGAAGATTTTTGGCTTCCACGTCGTGAAGGTGGTAAAGGTACTGAAATCTCTACATTACCTGGTGGTGAAAACCTTGGACAAATTGAAGATATCATTTATTTCCAAAAGAAATTATATCGTTCATTAAATGTTCCTATGTCTCGTATGGAGACAGAGACTGGTTTTAACCTAGGTCGTTCTAATGAAATTTCTCGTGATGAACTTAAGTTTAGTAAATTTGTATCACGTTTACGTCGCAAGTTTTCTGATTTATTCTTACAAGCACTTCGTACACAATTAATCCTTAAAGGTGTTATCTCTCGTGAAGACTGGGATAACATGAAGGAAAATCTAAAGATTGACTTTAGAAAAGATAATTATTTCTCAGAATTAAAAGATGGTGAGATTCTTCGTGAAAGAATGACTACTTTACAATTGGTAGATCCATATGTTGGCAAGTATTTCTCTGCTATTTGGGTTCGTAAAAATATCCTTCAACAGACTGATGAAGAGATTGAAGAGATTAATGCAGAGATGGAAGAAGAAGCACCTCCTCCAGTACCAGAGGGTGTAGATGGACAAACGATACAGGAAGAACCATCTCCAGATAATCAGGTAGCTCCACCTATCCAAGGTGAAGTAAAACAATAACGTGTTAAAAAACACATTCTTATAAATATATTGAAAGAAGGCAATGATGAGTGAATTGGCTAATGATCTATTAGACGCTATAGCATCAGGTAATCAAGAGCAGGTAAAATCTGCATTTACTAATGCGATGAATGATAAGATTAATGATAGTCTTCAGGCTAGAAAGATTGAGCTTGCACAACGCATTTATGGTAATGTTGTGCAGGATGATTCTGCCTCTAATGATGCTAGTGAAACTGAAACTACGGTAGCATCTGATGGAACAGAAGAAGTTTAAAAATTTTAGAACAGTCATCGTAGAAAGCTATGATGTTGGTTCTGATAAGATCCGAGTTGAATCAAACTCGGGTCAATATATCGTTTATGTTAATAACGATATAGTTGAAGTTTTTAATACAAGAGCAGCTGCATTGAAGATTGCTGCAGAGACAGCAAAAGATATAGGAACAAATAAATGAAACTGATTACAGAAACACTTGATTCTGATATTCAAGTTATTACTGAAGCCAAACAGAATGGCTCTAAAGACTACTTTATTGAAGGTGTCTTTATGATGGCTGATATGCCTAATCGTAATAAGCGTGTATATGAATCTAGAGTTCTTCAACCTGCTGTTGAAAAATATATTGAAAGTCAAGTTAAAACTGGTCGAGCTGTTGGTGAATTAAATCATCCAGACGGTCCAACGATTAACTTGGACAAAGTTTCTCACTTAATCACAGACCTTCGTTTTGAAGGTGCTAATGTGGTTGGTAAGGCAAAAATCCTAAACACACCTATGGGTCAAATCGTAAAAGGTTTACTTGAAGGCGGTGTAAAATTAGGAGTATCATCTCGTGGTATGGGTAGTCTTGTGGAGAAAAACGGTGTTAACTATGTGAAGGATGACTTCCATTTAGCAACCGTAGATATCGTTCAAGATCCTTCAGCACCTGCTGCTTTCGTTAACGGAATCATGGAAGGTGTAGAATGGATTTGTGAGAATGGTATTTTCAAGCCGCAAGAAATTGAAAAGATTGAGACTGAAATTAAGAGAACACCAAAAGCTCAGCTTGCTGAAGCACAATCACGTGTTTTCCAACATTTCCTCTCTAAACTTTAACACTAAGGAGTGATTTGAATGTCACAAAAAGATCTTAAAAAAGATCAACTAGACGAACAGCTTAGTGATGTAACATCCGTTGAAGTTTCTGAGGAAACTTTGGCTGAAGGCGACGCAGCTGCTAGCATTGCACCTAAGGGTGATGCTAAATCTGCAGACTTCGGTCAAGGCGCTGACTTCCAAGACGACAAGAAGAAAACTCTTGCCGATTTAGGAGCAACAAAGACAGCTGAAGCACCAAAGACTAAAGCGGGTATCATCGCATCTACAGTTGAAAAATTATCTAGCTTGAAAAAAGAAGATCTTCAAGCAATCTACGACAACCTTTTCAATGAAGAAAAAGTTGAAGAAGAGAAAGATCCAGCTGTTGCTATCGATGTAACTGAAGACTTAGCTGCTTTAGTTGCTGCTGATGCAAACCTTTCAGAAGAATTTAAAGAGAAATCTGCGATTCTATTTGAAGCAGCTCTAACTTCTCGCGTTGCAGTAGAGAAGGAAAAACTTGAAGAACAGTATCAATCTAAACTTGATGAGCAAGTTGAAGGTATCCGTACAGATCTAGTTGAAAAGATCGACGGCTATTTAAACTATGTTGTTGAACAATGGATGGAAGAAAATGAAGTTGCAGTTGAATCTGGCCTACGTGCTGAGATCGCTGAATCTTTCATTGATTCACTAAAACAAGTGTTCACTGAGCACTATGTTGAAGTTCCAGAAGGCAAAGCAGATTTAGTTGATGGTTTATCTGCACAAGTTGAAGAACTTGAAGAGCAATTGCAAGTAGCTACTGAGAAATCAGTTAAGCTTGCTGAGTCAGTTGAACAACTAACTCGTGCAAAAATTGTTGCAGAAGCAACTGAAGGTATGATTGCAACTGAAGCTGAGAAGCTAAAGTCATTAGTTGAAGGTATTGATTTTGATGATCAAGAAGGTTTCGCTAAGAAAGTTTCTATCATTAAAGAAGCACACTTCACTAAAACAACTGTATCATCAACATCATCAACAGTAACTGAAGAAGCTGACGACGGTCAACAAACTGAACAACAGACAACTTCTCCACGTATGGCAGCTTATATGGCAGCCATCTCCCGTACTACTAAAAAATAAAAAAGGAAAACATAAAATGTTTTTATCAGAACAAGCCCAATCTAAATGGGCAGAAGTCCTAGATCACGCAGATCTTCCTGCGATTAAGGATCCATACAAGCGTGCTGTTACAGCCGTTATCCTTGAGAACCAAGAAAAAGCACTAGCTGAAGAGCGTGCTCAATCTGGTTACATCACTGAAACTGCTGCAACAAACAGCGTTTCTGCTGGTGGTGTTTCTAACTTCGATCCAATCCTTATCAGCTTGGTTCGTCGTTCTATGCCTAACCTAATCGCTTATGACATCGCTGGTGTTCAGCCAATGTCTGGTCCAACTGGCTTGATCTTCGCAATGAAGTCACGCTACAAGGCAATGAATGGTACAGAAGCTCTTTATCAAGAAGCTGATACATCATTCTCTTCTTCTTCATTCAACGGTTCTACTGGTACAGCTAAGAACGGTTCACATGGTGGTTCATCTGATTCTCTACCAGGTACAGACACAACAGTTAACGCTGGTGGTGCTGGTACAGCTGGTACTTCAGGTGCTGATACTGTTGCTGACCCATTCGGTGTTGGTGGTGGTATGACTACAGCTGAAGGTGAAGCATTAGGTGATTCATCTACAAACAGCTTCGCACAAATGGCATTCAGCATCGAAAAAGCAACAGTGACTGCAAAGACACGTGCTTTGAAAGCTGAATACACAATGGAATTGGCACAAGACTTGAAAGCAGTTCATGGTCTTGATGCTGAGACAGAATTGTCTAACATCCTTTCTGCTGAAATCTTAGCTGAAATTAACCGTGAAGTTATCCGTACAATCAACGTTAAAGCTAAGTTAGGTGCTCAAACAGCTAACTGCACATCAGCTGGTACATTCAACTTGTACACAGACGCTGACGGTCGTTGGTCAGTTGAGCGTTTCAAAGGCTTGATCGTTCAATTAGAACGTGAAGCTAACCAGATTGCTAAAGACACTCGTAGAGGTAAAGGTAACTTTATTCTTTGTTCATCAGACGTTGCTTCTGCATTAGCAGCTTCTGGTCTTTTAGTTTATAACCCAGCTATGTCTACAGACTTACAAGTTGACGACACAGGTAACACATTCGCTGGTGTTCTAAACGGCAAGATTAAAGTTTACATCGATCCATATGCAACTGTTGATTATATCACTGTTGGCTATCGTGGTACAAACCCATATGACGCTGGTTTATTCTATGCTCCATATGTTCCACTAACAATGGTTCGTGCTGTTGATCAAGGTACATTCCAACCTAAGATCGGTTTCAAAACACGTTATGGTATGATTGCTAACCCATTCTCTAACCCAGGTTCTGCACCAGTTAGCGATGTTGGTTTAAACCGTACAAACGTTTACTTCCGTATCTTCAAGGTTACTGGCCTTCTAGACAACGCTTAATCTTACACATAATAACAATTATAAGTAAGACTTCAAGAGGGACTTCGGTCCCTCTTTTTTATTGGGTGAGATTATAAATAGTCTTATATCCTTTGGAGATTTTATATGAATAAAGATTATTCAGTTGGTGCAGTTCCACCAGTAGTAACAACAAACAAAAATCCATTAATTACAACGGATGCGTTTAGATTCGTTTTTTCTCGCGCGCCAAATACTGCATACTTTGCACAAAATTTTACACTACCTACAGTGGTAAATGGAGAAACTCGCATTTCTCGACCAACAGTTGATGCGTTTGTTCCAGGTCCAAAAACAGAATATGATGCATTAAACATTACCATGTTATTAGCAGAGAATATGGAAAACTATATTGAAATTTTTAATTGGGTTGTTGCTGGTGACAATACAGATGATATGACTGTTTTTCTCATAAACAGTAAAAGTAATCCACATATTAAAGTAACATTTAAAAATGCATTTCCAATGTCTATTGGCTCTGTAAATTTTAATGCTCAAGATGCAGATACAAATTATGGCACAGTAGATATTTC